ACTGGGTCGTCGACACTCCATAGTTCTTTTTCAAGAAGTCCATGAAGGCGATGTTGAGGAGCTGGGCGGTGTCTTTGTCCGTCATCCAGTCGATCACGTCGACGCTGTCGCCCGTGGCCTTGCGGTTACGCATGACCTCGTACGAAAGCGAGAAGAGCATGTCGAGGTCGAGAGGACCGCCGTGGTTGTCGACGACGCGGGACTCGTTGGCGAGGAGCGTGCGAAGACCGAGGGCGCGGGCTTTGTAGCCGTAGACCGTGCCGTCTTCTGGGTCGACGACGGGCGGAAGTTGGGCGTAGAGCTCGGGGTTCTGCTGCTTCTCGTCGATCACATCGCCGAAGAAGAGATCCTTCGCCCACTTGTCCTCGTACACTTTACGTTGACGGGCGTTCTGCTCTTTCATCGAGAGCCAGTTGTAGTTCTTCTCGACTTCGTTGACGTTGCCGGAGAGCAGTTCACCGAGAATACGCTCGTATTCGTCGTTGTAGCACTGCGTGTACCGGCTGGTCTGGTGCCAGTCGATGATCATCGAGCGGCTGAAGTCGCTCGGTTGATTGTAGCACCAGGACTCGTGGTCGCCGATGCTGTTGGTGCCGATATGCACTACGCCGAAGGTCGGTTGGTAGATCGCTTTTTCGGGCGAGGTAGAGGCAGCCCACCAGGCGGCGGTACGGTTGGCGGCGAGGGTGACCTTGCACACGCCACCGACGGTGGAAGCGGCAATGATCTTGAAAGCCGTGACGCGCTTGTCGCGGTCGACTCCAGCAACACCGGAGCTCTTCACGTTCTCGACGTAGACGTACTCGCCGGGGAGGAAGTAGCGGTGGAGGTCCGTGAGGGCCGAAGCGCGGGGCGAAGCACCGACGTTGACGGTCACGTCCCAAGCCGAAGCTGGGATGGTCCCGGTACCCGCACCCGTGGTGGCGACACCAGCGGAGATGTTGAAGTACTCGTGGCCGAGGTTGGTGCGGCGGTTACGGTAGCTGAACGGGAGGATCAGCGATTGACCGGAAATGCTGCGTTTGTTGAGCGCGGCCTTGTCGATCTCGGTGATACGCGAGAAGAGGAGGTCGTTCAGGGTCTTGGGAACCACGCCAATCGTGCGGGCTTCGACGGCTTCCGCGATGACGCGGGCTTTGTCGTGCTCGATCTTGGAGTAGCCCGCGAGGACGGCGGGAGTGAGGCCGGTGATGGAAGCAGCCGTGAGGGTGCCGCCGCAGGAGTCAGGAATGCTGACGATACGAACTTTGTCGGTGAGTGCCATAGTATGTTGTTGTTAGTTTTTAACAACGCATACTAACACGAAAAAGCCCTACCCAAATAATTACTGGGCAGGGCTTAGTGTTTTCTAGGAAGATTTCTCTTTGGTACTATTTGGTGCCGAAGCCGAGGATCGAGGCCAGCAAGCCGTTTTCGCCACCGCCGGAAGCCTGAGAGGCACCGGGTGAAGACGCCGAGCTGATCGAGGGAGAGATAGATTCAGCAGGTTCTGCACCTTTCTGTGTCGACGAGCGCCGTTTACGGGCATCGTTCGCCTGATCGATGCGGCCATATTCCGCTTTGATGCGAGCATTTGCCTCTCGGGCCGCTTGGTATTTCAGCATCCCGAGGATGTCCTCGTTGTCGAAGGTCCAGTGGGTCCGCTCCATCCCGGGCTTCATCTGGTAGGGGTGGGCGAACTGTTTGCCGTCGCGCACGCGAGCGTCGCCGCCACGAGAGTCGAAGACCTTGGCCTGGCTGTCGACGAACTTGAGCATGTAGTCGTGCTCGGGGCTGCTCTGCTTGAAGTCAGTGAGACCCGATCTCATCTTCAGAAATTCCTGGGCAACTTTGATCGCCCCGCTGACCGAGGCGACGACCGCGTCGTGTTCAATCGGGAACTGCGCCTTCATCTTGGCGAAGTCCTTGTTGTTCTGTTTCCAGTAGGTGACGACCTCTTCGGGCATGACCGACGCGAGTTCATCGCTGTACGAACTGAGCCGCGAGTGGATCTTCGGGTTCTCCTCGATCTCGAGGAGCTTCTTTTTCGTCGCTTCGATCTCGGGCATGAGTTCGCTGCGGGCTCTCTCGTACGCTTCCTCTTTGAGTCCGGCGGTCTCCCGCTGGATCATGAACCGACGCTTCTCGGTCTGAGATAGCTTCGGTTCGTTGGCATCGAGAAACTTTTTGTACTGAGGATCTTTGGCGGGATCGTAGTCGTCGCCCTCCTCCTCCAGTCGTTTCTCCAGGAACTTTTTATTATCAGCGACAAACTTCAGGGCTTTGGCGTGGAGCCCTTTTTTCGCGGGGTCTTTCGACTCGGCGAACTTGTAGAGATCGAGTTCATCTCGCTCGTCGGCGGTGATGTCGTCCGGCAGGGCAGGCTCAGGATCAGGTGCCTTGGCAGCGGGCGGCGGCGTCTGGGCCTGGTGGCTCACCATCGCACGTCGCACCGCTTCGTCGAGCTTGTCGTCGGAGACGGGAGCAGGAGTGGGAGCGGCTTCCTTTTTCTTCACTCCGATTTTCTTCGGGGGAGTTTCGGGAGCGGCTGGCTTGGCGACGGCGGGAGCCTCTTCCTTTTTAACAACCGGATCGACCGTCACCTTTTTGTCCTCGGGCTTGATGAGACCGAGGATGGTGTTCAGCAGATTGTTGTCTTCCGCTGGTGGCGGAGGCGGCGGAGGTGTTGCTGGGACTTGTGGTTCGGCTGCTGGAGGTGTGATTTCCGCAGCGGGTGTGGTAGTGGTTTCAGACATAGAGTGCTATCAGGGCGGCGGCGGCGGCGGCGCTTCCTGCGGAGGAGCCGACGGTTGGGGCGCGGCCTCTTGCATGCCCATGGCCTGCTTGATGGCAGCGATCTCGGCGCGGTCCTGCTCGATGGCTCCGATGAGCTTCGAGATGGTCTGCTCAAGCTCGGCTTTGTTGTCGGTCACGGCATCGCCGGAAGGCATATCGTCCCCTTCCCCGTCCTGAGTTTCAAATTTTACGTCAACTCCCGCACCCGACAGACGGATGATGGAGTTCATGAAGTCGTACATGCCCGTCTTGCCCATGGCCTGAACCAAGCCAGGCATCTGCACCAACGGCTGGAGCAGTCGGACCAAAACCTCAGCGGCTTTTGGATCGGTCGGGCGTTCGCTGCCGTCGCGGGCGGAGAAATTGTAGTCGAACATCAGCGCCTGCTTCTCGCCCATCACAGTAACCCGACGGGGCACCGTGGCTGAATAGTTCTCACTCATCCCCTCGCCTTCCTGCTCCTCGGTCATGGGCTCAAACCCAGCGGCCTTGATCGTGGAATTGGTGTAGCGGTTGGCGACCGGGACGACGATGCGGCTGTGGCCGCAGGCGATGAGAGCTTCGTAGACCTGGCGCTTCTTGGCGGAAATCGCCTCATCGATGCCGGCAGACATGAAGCCGATGCCGGTGTTAACCGACTGAGCGATGGTGCTGGATTCGGTGGCGGAAATTTCGCGGGGCTCCGACTGGGCCGACTCATTGGCGCTGGTGCCGAGCATGCGCTCAGCGAGAGACAGCACCTGGAGGATCGAGCGGAAGTAGAGCGTCGGGTCGGCGAGGGCGGTGGTCTCGTTGATCGAGATAACCCGGCGGGGATCGAGCCCCATCTCGGCGGCTTGCACGCCCTTGTACTCAATGAGCAGGGGCTTGGTGTAGATCGACTCGCCGCTGGCAATTTCGCGGATCTGTTTCACCAACTCGGGATCGTTGATGAGATCCAGATCCATCGACATGACCTTGATCAGGCCTGCCTTCTGCGCGAACAGGAGGTTGGTGAACATATTGCTCATCTGGTCCTGCCACGGCATCACGTCGTGAGCGTAGGCGTTGTTGAGCACCTTAGAATCGGAGCAGTTGTAGGCCCAGTAGGTCGCGGGCGCACACGGCATAATCTCGCCGAAGACCACGGTGCGGTCGGCGGCGACCGCTAGGCGTACCCAGACGGGGAACGGGTAATCGCCGAGGCCGACATCGCGGGGGATCACGCGCTCGAAGTACTCGGTCAACATGATCGTGCGGTCGTCGTCCTCCGTCGAATAGTAGCCGGTGACCTTCTCGCGTTCGTTCAGCCCCACCACGTCGGGCGAGGTGCCGTTCGGGAAGTTGATCGCCGAGTTAGAGAAGTACAGTGCCCAGTAGTTCCGGTAGCCCACCAGTCGCGAAGCGAACGAGGTATCGAAACCGACTTTGGAATTGTTGAAGTAGAGTTTGTTGTGCGTGACGTCGCGGTACGGGATGACATTCCAGTGACCGAGGAAGGTGACGCCCGTGTCCGTGTTGATGGACGACAGCGGGAATGCCATGTCGTAGAAAATGCGCGTGGGGTGCGGGCGCTTAAACGTCAGCCCTTCGCGTGCGATGTACGTCTCGACTTCAAAATCGGATTCCGTGGAGGAATCGAAACCCTCGGCGCGGACTTTTTTGCGAACGGCGCGCTCGCGGTCCCAGGCACTGCGCGGGAACTCCAGCGAGAAACTGTAGAGCAACATGTCGCGCACGGCCTGCTCAAGGTCGTGACGGTAACCGTACTGGTTTGTCATCATCTCGACGCGCTGCGAGAGCACATCGCCGCGAAGGCGGGCGACGTAGCTGGTGCCGAGGGGCTCGTACTTAAAAAGAGGGAACTGCTTCTCGTAGCGGATGACGAGCGACGCCGTGCGCTTCGTGATCAGCGAGCGGACCAAGTTAACGACGACCTTGTGGAACGCCGGGAGATCGATGCCGACCCCCTTCCCCGCTGAGTCCTTCTTCACGAACTTGGCGCTCATCTCCGGCGAGATGTCTTTGAGGCTCTCCTCAAGGTTTTTGAAAGTGATCTTGCCCTGGGCGTAGAGGCTGAGCGGGACGAGCTCCTTGGTGATAAGGTTGCTGTCCCACGCCAGATCGGCGGCTTGGAAGAACTGGTGGTTCTTCAGACCCCAGATCGCCCCCTCTTGGATGCGGCCCTGGATGCGGTCTTCCCACTTCTTGCGCAACGCATGCTTTGAATCGCCCGCCTCAGCCGTGAAGAGCTCGCGGATAGCCTGGTTGGTCGTGCCAAACTTTTTCAGGACGTCGAAGTCGATGAGCATGGGAGGTCAGGAAAGATCGGCGGCTTGCTGGTTGGAAAAATGGAGTGCTCGATGAGCGTCAGGTGCAGCTCTATGGTCGGCGGGAACGCGTTTTTCGTGAGGTACTTTTCCGTTTCGTAGATGCGCAGACGCACGAACGCGCCGAGCTCGTAGGCGGTGAGCTGCAAGGCCGACGCGAGTCGTCGGTAGCGGGCAGCATTCCAATGAAGGGCTTCAGCTTGGCGCTCATAGTGGAGCACCAGCATGCGATATTTTGCAGAAGATCGCGGATCATCGCTCACTTCTTCATCTTGTTGCGCGCCGTGACGATGATGAGAGCGGGCTCAGCCGAGTCCATGTCGGACGAATCTTTGTCGCTCTTCTTTTTGTCGCCGTACCCACTGTCCTCGTCGTCGGCACCATCGGCATCCTCGGCCCCGTCGACTTCGATCTCGTCGATCATTCCGTCGAAGGCTTCGTCGTCGTTGGACCGAACCGTGCAGGTCAGTTGAAGGGTCACGGTATCGCCTGGCTCCGTGTCGCCGAGCGCCGCTTTGAGGTCAGGGTTGTCTTTGTAATTCAGAACGAGGCAGTCAGATTTAGAATCCATGATGATCGGTAGTTGCTGAGGTGTTATGGAATGTCAACCAGTAACAATTTCAGCCGGCTGATCGAGCAGGAGAAGAGGCTCAAGCGCGGCGACTGCCGTGACTGGGGTGTTGTTCTTTTCGACGTTCAAACCATCGAAGGGAAAGCTCTGAAGTGAGATTTCGGTCTCGGCTTCCAAGAAGGCGTAGAACTCACCCGTGAACAGCTCCCACTCCGGTGAGTCCGGCTTCACCTCCAGCGTGGTCGGAGCGAGTTTCTTCACCAGATCGACGCGGAACTTCTCAACTTCCTTATGAGCGCGGGCCAGGTGAATCAAATTCTTGGCAATCGTGTAACGGGTCTTCGGTTCGAGGTCACCTTGGACCGCTTTATGGGCAGCAAAGAGTGCTGCGACGGAGGAACGTGGTAGTTTCATGGTGTGGCGTTGTTATCTGTTATTAACGTAGGCGTCAAGAGCCTACGCGCAGTAGCTGCGGCTTGAGGCTCTCATCGGAAGCGTGAGTGACGGCACCGGAACCTCCCACGCGGTAGTAAAACAGCGGGTAAGTCAGGGCATCGAAGGCGTGTTTGTACGGAGAATGCGTATCGGGAGCGAACGGGTTGTCTTTCTTGGACGTAATGCGCTCCAGCGACTCGATGACCTTCACGCACTTGGCCGAGATAAAGAGCGATTCGCTGCCCAGCAGGTCCATGACGATCCGGGTGCGGGACTCCACGCTGCCGGCGGGCTTCGGGCACTCCAATACCTTCACAGGCCGCTTAATTTTGGAGTACTTCGACAGGTTATCCCGGGCGTGGCGCTCGATCTCCATGAAATCGTAGCTGCCCGACTGGGCGCGGTAGCGGTCAAAGGCAGATCGGTCGGAGATATGGTGGTAGACCGGCTCCTCATCGAGGTACTCCGCCCAGTGCTGCATCCGAGACAGGACTTCTCGGGTAAGCTGCTCCAAATTCACCTTCTTATCGACGAAGACTACCTCGTCGAAGATGAGCCAGACGATCCGGTCCGTGGTCGGCACCTCCTGCATGAAGACAATACCGTGGTTTACGTCGCCCGGATCCCAGCCGATTGAGATCGTGTGTCCTGGCTGGGGCTGAAGCAGTTCACCCGTGCGGAGATCGCCCCGCACATGGAAGTCTCGGACGAAATGCTCCTTAAAAATGGCTTCACCCTGGGGAAGGTCGACCCAGAGCCCCTCGATGTCGCGTTGGTACTGGGTGCGGTGGGTGCGGAGAGACTGCCGGAGGCGCTCGTAGTAGGCGGCGACCTTCGGATCGGGGTTGTCCTCGGGTAGAAAGCGGATGACTCGGCAAGAGGGGTCTCGGCTGGCCTCGTCCATGATACTCCATGTCTTGGCGACCCAATGCGAAGGGCCGTCCGGGTTACAGGTACCGATGAATCGCTGTTCCGTTGACGGGATGTGGTTGCGACGACCGAGCACAGCAGAGAGGTGGCGGTAAATCTCGGGGGTGTCGTACAGCGTGATTTCATCGACGATGACCAGGCTAGCTTCCAACCCCTTGATTTTGCGGGTGAGGTCGTTGTCGTTGCCGATGGACATCATCTGGATGATCGACCACGAACCGAACCGATTCTTCACGCGGAAGATCACGTCCTTCTCGACCGTCAGCTTTGGCCCCTCCCACTGAAAGTCGGTGATGTTGCTTTTGAAATCGGCGAGGATCTCACTGCCCAACTTGCTCATCAGACCGCCGGTCAGAAGTTGGCGCTTCGTTTTGGCGACGATCAGGACAAGGGCATTGTGAAAATCGAAGGCGTGCTTCACCGCCGTGTACCCAGTCGCCCACGTCTTGCCGGTGAACCGACTCGACTGAAGGAGAAGGTTGGGACTCCGGTCGAAAAAGACCTCAAATTGGCGGGCAGACAGACCCGGAAGCCACTTCTTGGGTTCGATCACGGCATGCGCGGGCACCGGCCCACCGACGTTGATGCAGATCTCGGCGAGCTCGGCGTCCGAGATCGGGTCAAGCGCCGGCAGGTCGTCGATGTCTTCGTCCATCAGACTTCCAGCGCCTTCGCGGTATCCCAGCCCGCTTCAGAGCGGACCTTGGTCATGTGCGTCATGCGGAGTTTCTCCATCCGAAGCCGGAGTTCGTTCGCTTTGGTCACACTGTCCCCCATTTTGCGCAGCTCGGCGGATACCTGCACGAAAAGCTTGTAGTACTCGGCGTAGTATTCGTCCGGTCCCTTGGATTCCCGCTCACCGTGCTCGGTCATAAACGACCGGCGGTAGTTGTCAGGGTTGGCTTTGATGTCCTCCAGCTTCTCTTTAATGTCTTCGAGCGCGAGGAGCAGCCGGGTGTTGGCGTGAGCGGCCCCGCCGTAGGCGAGGTCCATCGTGCTCTTCAGGTTCCCAGCGTAGCTGGCCTGGAGTCCCGCGAGAAACTTGCGCTCCTCGGGTTTAAAATTTAGCCGCTTCCAACCCTTTTGCAGGGAGGCGTCTTCCCGATTGAGGGCGTCGACGACCTTCTTCTCCCCGGGGCTGAACGGCTCCAGCGCGGGAGGACGGTGCAGGTCCGTGTCGAGACCGGGTGCCACCGCCTCGGCATTTTTGTTCAGCCACTTGGCCCTCAGATGGGCGTTGGTGCCGATGATGTTGTGGACCTTTTGCGGATCCCAGCCTAGGGCGAGGGCGGCATGTGCCCTGACGCCGTTGGTCCGTTCCAATGCGGCGTCGAGAAAGCTGATTTCTTCCGGGGTGGGCGGAAAGTTCGGTCGTGGCTGCTCCATGTGTGGGAGCAGCACCTTATGTTACCGGTTGTTACTTGTCTACTTTCTTCTTCGCTACCTTCTTCGGTTTGGCGGGGATCAGAACACCCCCGTCCTCGTGGATCGCCATATTCCCGCCGCTTCGCATGTCGGCGAGGATACAGCG